GACACGACACTTGCCAGCCACAAAGTGCGCGCACTTCTCGTGACGATGCGGGCAATTCGAATAAATGCACGCATTTCCATTGTCGCACCACCGAGGTGCGCGAGTAATAGTAGTCATCTTAGATTCTTGCAAGTAAACAGACACAACAGATAGCTTTTGCTTTGTTGTGTATGTTTGTGGGTGGTTACTATTGTATTTCTTGGACCGAACAAATCCGTTTTCGGATGCGTTACTCGAAGTTAATTATCGTAGAGATTCTTAACAAATGTCAGCCGAGTTTGCCAAGACCCATCTTCGCGAGCATTTAGTAAGTCTTCTGATTGGTCCAGTCGCGGAGGGTTTCTGGAGTATTTATGATTCCGCAAAGGAGCTGTGTGAGCGCAACGGACAGACTGATCAGATTCTTCGCACATTCCAAAATATGCTTACGCGCATTCCTGATTGGAATGAGGCTACTCTTACCACCGAGGAGGAGCGTATTGTAAAGCAGACGAAGTGCACTTACATGGATGATCTGCTGATGGGAGTATTTATTTCGTATATGAAGGCGTTTGCTAACCTACATTACAAGGGAAAGCAGTCAGAACTCAAGATTGATTTCCAGCGCCCAAGTCTGTCTAAGTTCCTTCATGAACTATACAAAACCTCTGCTCGTAAGTTTTGGCAGGTCGCTTATTTCTTTAAGACCATAGGTGTTACAGCCGAACAGCAGGCGCGTAACCGCCAGGATATTGAGAAGATGATTGCCGAATGCATGGAGCAGGTGATTCGTGGCTTCCTCCCTTGGGAAGCAATTGCTAAGAAGTATTTCAATGAGGATGCTGAGTCGGACTCGGAGTCTGACGATGAGCCCCCTTCTAAGGGTGTTTCATTCGGAGATTTTTCAGAATCTGATTCGGAGGATGGCAAAGAAATACATCTTGGCGAGGAGGACGGAACAATTGAGTTTGAGGATCTAGATAAGAAGGATGAGGAAGTCTTGCCAGAGCCTCCGAAGGAAATCGATCCTCTTGCGGAGATTGAAGGAAAGGTTGGCGATGATACTCTCGTTCTAAACTTATAAACATTCCCAAAAATTATTAATAAATGCTGATCATTATTGCTTGCGTTGCTGTAGCACTCGTATGCTTTATTGTTTATGCTCTTGAGCGCCGTTCAAAGAGCGAATCTATCAATTGGTTCGATGCCGGTAAGATCACTGTTTTTGGAGGAATCTTAACTGCATGTGTAGTTTTTGCTACAACAACTGAAGGTGTTGCTGATGTTGTAAAAAATATTGAAATCCCTAATGTCCAGGAGATGTTTGTTGGAAAGCCTCAATTTTAATCGATAAGTAGCACACTCTCTCCAGCTGGAGTTGAATCTACACCGTAAATACTCTTTAAATAAGCAATTTCCTTACGAGGAACCGCATTCTCTTTACAGTAGCGAACAATCGCCTTGTAAAGATGAAATCCGTGAAAACGGTCGTGTTTAGGATTGCCATCCTTAAACATTACAGACTTTCCATCTTCTACAGTTAACCACTTCATGAAAAGTCTGAATACATGATTGTTCGCGTACTCTAAATCGAGTGGGCCCTTGGGAAACAAATCCCAAAACAAAGAAGTTGCTAAGCGCACAAGATCAAACGAAGGATTGGGTTTAATTATAGGATACTTGGGGACATACCAAGGTTCGCAATTATACTGTCCTCCAGCTTCTTCATCAATTGAAAAATGATCGCTCATAAACAGCTTTGGCTCCTTCATTCCTGTAAGTTTCAACATTCCAATACTGCGCTCAAAATCAATGATCTTGATCAGGTAACCATAAGTTGGAACACGATACAAAACTCCGCCACAATTATAGTAGAAAAACTCAGAGGTTGTTGGAACATACATAACATTATTTGAGTGCAAATCATTGTGCGTGAACGAAATATTTCGCTGGGCAAATGCTAAAGCAAAAATAACTTGTGAAATCCACGCAAGATGTTTTTCAGTTTCTGGATTACTGGTTATCAGTTCATATAAAGTTCCGGTGCATTTCTCAATAACCGTTACCTGAACAGGAACATTCTTAAATGATGCCCATGCAAATGGCTCAATATCTTCATCGTCTGACTCAGATTCGTTGTCTTCATCAGAATCGGAATCAGAATCACAAGACTTTACTCCAAAAATGTAAGAAGTAGAAACCGATGAACTATCCGATATATCGTCATCATCATCTTCTTCTTCGCGAAATACTCGATTCATTTCACCAGCTTCGGTAGGAGGAATATCAAGTATATCTAGTTCTTTCACATCTTCAAGATCTACATCATCACCTAGCTGAATCGAAATACGAGCTGTGCGAGTATGTTTAAAATCGGGAGATTCATGAACATCATCTGATAGCTTTATCTCAAATGTCTTTCCGATATTTGTCGAAAACCATGACCGTTCAGAAAGATCGCCATAATCATCTGAGATATCTATCGTGTGTTCCTTTGATACGCCAGAAAATACACCATAGACTTTAGGAAAATGCTGGCATCCAGTTTGGGCTAGAGCAACAGAAAGGATAGAACCTACATATGCGGCATTACTAGGATTTTGAATTTTTTGGGTAATTAAGTTTGAAACTTCGTCAGAAGTAGGAAGACCAAGAGTTCCATAATCTCCCTGCATCCATTTATATGGTGAAAGAAGCATCGTAACCTTTTTGTGGATTTGAGCGTTCCCATCAAGCGTGCGAATAGTATCGGAGGATTTTATATCTAGAATATTATCCTCAAACCTAATTCCATAATCGCGGACATTGTCCAAAAGTTCAGTTTTAAATAATTTTTCGATCGGTGGAAAGAAGGGTTGAATATTATCAATCCCCCAAAAACTTGTAGCCGTTTGCCTTATTGAAGCCATATCATACTTCTGAACCGACATTGCAATAGAATTAGTTCGGAGGTCGCTACTGGCTGATGCTTTTCGTTTGACCATTATTATGTCGGGTTAAACATAAACTAAAAAGTTCACGCACTAAAGTAAGATGAACTTTCAGATAAAGAAATTTAACATGGATATGCTGAAAGACCGGTGTGAGGTTGATTCTCGAAAATCTCCTATGATTGTCCTAATTGGAAAGAAAGATACTGGTAAATCGTTCTTAGTGCGAGATATTCTGTTTCACACACAACACGAGTTTCCCATTGGAACTGTAATTTCAGCAACGGAAGTAGCCAACGAGTTTTTTCAGCATATGGTTCCTTCCAAACTGATTCACGATAAGTATCAGCCGTCAATTGTAACAAATGTTATTAAGCGACAACTTGCGGTGAAGACAGCTCGCAATGAAGACAAGAAGCGCAACGGAGGTAATTCTACAACAGATCCTCGAGCTTTTCTAATTTTAGATGACTGTTTATTCGATGGTTCGTGGATTAAAGAAGAATCAACTCGCTATATTTTTATGAATGGTCGCCATATTGATGTTATGACAATCATTACTATGCAGTATCCTTTGGGCATTTCTCCAAATCTTCGTACAAATGTAGATTTTATCTTTGTTCTTCGCGAGAACATTTTAGGTAATCGTCGTCGCATATATGAGAATTATGCAGGTATGTTTCCTACCTTTGAAATGTTCTGTCAGTTTATGGACCAGTGCACCGAAAATTTCGAGTGCCTAGTGATCTGCAACGGTGTCCAGTCGAACAAACTTGAAGATCAGGTTTTTTGGTATAAAGCGAGCGATCACCCACCTTTTCATTTATGCGATGATAGTCTGTGGCACGATAACAAGCCATTTTCTAGTTCAATGTTAGCACAGGATGACTATTCTGCAGATACGATGCGCAAGAAAAGTTCAAGTCCTTGGGTTCATGTGAACCAAGAAGGAAAGGAAAAGAAGCGTTAATGTTTACGAGTTTTACGAACCTTACGAGTCTTGCGACGCTTACGGCCTCCCATGTTTCCAAACATAGACGTTAGATCAGCAATGCTCGCATCAGCTTTCTTATCTTTAGCCTCAGCTCGCGAACGCTTCACGCGCTCCTCGGCCTCTTTCAGAGCCTCATCGGGTGTCTGTTTAGGACCATCTTCGTCCATGCTAGAGCGCTTGCGTTTACGAGTTTCCACAGGCATTCTTATTTATAGATCGCGAATTCCTCCCTCGGCTGGATGGATGGGAGGAGCCTCTAGAGCATTCTTGAGATCCTGCGTATCTGCAAGTCCCGCATCCTCCTTCGCCTTCTTTGCGCGCGCGAGATTCTCCTCCTTCTGCTTGCGAATCTTCTCAGTCTTCTCCTCCTCGAAGAAGATCTCGCGATTAATCTCGTTCTCCTTGTACTTGCGCATGAGCTCATTGAGTTCCTTCTCAGCATACTCAACCTCGGGCATCAGATGCTCAGATGGATCCCACGGTAGCCACGCACCAACCTTACCGATGTAGATGTTGTCGTTAGGGTAGCGCCGCTGTAGAACACGAGCAAATGTCTGAGTCTCCTCAAGATTAGCAAACACACGGCGAATCTTGACACCGCGAACATTCGTGCGGAATCCAACCTTCTCAGTAAACTCAGTCTCTAGGTCCTTCTCACACTTCAGGAGGAAAATCTGGTACTGCTCCTGGATATCCGTCTTACGAATCTCATCATTATGGATCTTGCGGAACTCCTCAAGATCCTTAAATAGATCCTCGATTTTTAGAGAATACTTCTTAGAAAGAAAAGCTACATAGTTCTCCATTCCCTTAACCTTCCAATCATACTCGAGCCACTGCACAAAGCGCTCGTTCATAAACTCGGCCTTCTGCTTAATCACCTTCTCGGGTGAAATGAAGGATACAATTCCATAACGCTGGGTGGGGATCTCGGGGTCTTCCTCGAGGTAGTCAATGAGTGATCCATCATCTTCTTTGGTTGGTAGCGTCTCACGAGGCATTTGTTTATTAATGCCACCGTATGTGAAAGTTCTATATTTAACGAGAGGGCAATAAATGTTTAAAGATTAAATACATATAATAGTAATTTCGATGTCTAGGGTTTCAGATATTATTAATCATTTCACAGGAACATCCAATAATAGTATGTATATGATTCATCTTCAGCGGGCTGTCGAGCGTTTACCGTACATTGATAGACTAGAACAAAAATTGAATATGAAAATTCCAATTTTTGATGCGTGTGAGGGTTCTTTGTTAGTAGAAAATGGGCATCCTACAAAATGTGCGCATACATCCAATTACTATCGAAGTGCTGGTGAAGTTGGATGCACCGTTTCGCACATAAATATATGCAAAGAAGCTTTGAGACAAAATTATGATCATATTGTCATTTTTGAAGACGATTGTGTGCTAAATAAATCTCTAGAAGAACTAGAAGTAAAGTTAGATGAGTTCAAGAGTTTAAATATATCATGGGACCTTTTTTGCCTTGGTGGACATATACATGCAGGAACTCATATAAATGATACATTTATGCGCGTGACTTACTTTGATCACAGTCATGCTGTCATTCTTAATAGAAAATTCATGCAAGAACTGATTTCTTTATATGAAACTTTTTATAATAATGGAACAACTTGGGCAGTGGATGGGTTGTACTCAGATGTACTGCGATTGAAAAAAGCAGATGGCTATGGATTTATACCCAACACAAATAATGATTTTTTCACACAAGCTTCAGGGCTAAAATCGTATATTCAACGATATTAACGACGGCGTTTTCCACCGCCCATTAAAGTTGCGGCCATTTCAGAAACTCTGGAAGGAACATCATCGACGCTGCATACTCCAAATGATACTAGAATGGCGGTAACCTTAATATACAGATCTATCACTAGAAGAATCAGCGAAGTCCACTGAGATCCTGTATTTGTAGGATCAAAGTTGGTTAAGTAAATAATCAAAATTAGGATGAGGAACATCGCGAGCATAAGACTGAATTCTAGTATACCTGGGGAGGCATTTGATAGTATAATCATTACTGTACCACCAATAGCAGCGACCTGTAGGATATTACCTCCTAGAATCAGATGATCGCGACTCACATATTTATCATCATCAATGTCCATGAGATATCGGAAGACACCTAGGAATGTTGTTCCAAATGCAAAAAAGATAATAGTCAGCACAAATACGGCAATGCCGACATCTTTTATTGATTTACGACAAAGCATTTATTTTATGCGTAGACTTTAGAATTACCTCACCGTAGTACTTGGTTTACACTGGCCAATACCAAGTGTTTGTTGCATCATTATTGGAGCAGGACATCCCTTACAGGGGCACTGTTCATGATCAAACCCCAAAATATGCCCAATTTCGTGAGACACCATATATTGACGATAGTCATCCAATGAAAGTTTGCTTTTAGAAGCTCCATAGAACCATCGATCTGCGTTCAGGTACATATGCTTTCCATTCAGTTCTGCACATGAAAGACCCTTTGGTAATCCACACTTCTTCTCAATAGTTTGAGGAGATGATAGGCGGATTATGACATCTCCATTAGATCGAACAGGCATGAAAAAATAACCTTTCTTCGACCATCCATGAGGATCATTCAAATATGCCGCAACAAAAAACTCAATTTGAGCAGGATTGCGAATCGAGTATTTTTGAACAACGTCGTTGTCCGGAGTAATTACAACATTGATCGTCTTCATTATTTATAAAGAGCACGAATGTTATAACTCTTTTTCTCTCCGTTGTTCGCAGCTAATCCAGCAAAATGAAGAAAGTTTACTCTCTTAGAAAAGCTTTCTAATGTGAAATCAGGTTCATATTTATAAAGACAACACAATGCATTCCATGTATTCGGAAGTAGAGTAAACTTATTGTTTATTTGGAGT